CAGTCATTTTGCTTTGGAACTTAACGCGATCTTCTGCTAGAGCAGCTTTTTCTTCTGCTAGAGCTTCAATCTCACTAGTTAGGCCTTCGGATACCATGCGATCTAATGCTTCAACCATTACGCTTTTATCGTGTTCGTAACGTTGTGCGAACTCTTCGCGTAGCTCTGCACGGACTTCTTCGCGAGCTTCGTTGATCTTCTGTTCCCATGCTTCGTTGAGTTCAGAGCCAACTTCTTCGCTAATTAGGCCGCTTTCAAGCAATGGTTTAATTGCATCAAGCATTTCGTAGTCTCCTAACGTAATTTGAGGTCTTGAATTAATTTCTTAACCTCTTCTTTTAAATACTTCTGTACTTTATTGTCAACACCTGCTTCCTTTGCCATCTCGTGCAATCTATGTCCGTGCTTCATATTCATCAAGCCTTCATAAATTGCAGTTGGGTAAGCATTTGGCGCACTTGGTTGAGCAACTACGTCAACGGTAACGATTTCAAAGTCACTAACGTGACCATTACCTTCGTTAACGTTACCGCTACCACGCGACGAAACTCCTAATTTAACTCCACTTTCCAGCATTGTTGTAACTAGTTGTCCCATCGGTGTTGGTAAGATTTTCATTTTACCATAACCATTTGGACCGTCCATCCACATCTCGGTAATCATGTGGCTTACACGATCCAGGTTAATCTTCAAGTCATCTGGGTGATCAACTTCACCAAGCACACTGTATCCACCTGTGATTTGTTCATTTAAGGTTGAAACAGCTTTTTCAATTTCATTCACTGGATACACTCGTTGATTGGCGTTCTTTACACCACCCTGGATGCAAATACCTTTCATGTAAAGGTTCTTAGAAGAGCCTTCTCCGCTGCTTTCGATAACAATCTTAGCAGCATCAAAGGTTAGGTTCTCTTTTAAGTATGCCATACCTTTCGGTGTCCTTATAGTGTGCTTTTGGTGTTAGTGCCTGACTCTTCGCCTTTCATTTTGGCTTTGGGAGCAGAACTTAGTTTGTCGATATGAGTTGTACCGCCCATGTCTTTGGCAGTTGGGGCAGTGCGACCTTTTTCTTCACCTGAACTCATTGTTGGTTTTGCTTCAGCACCTGCAGCACCGGCATTAGCAGCCACAGTTGACTTCTTGTTTACTGTGCCTTCTTCGCTTTTAACTGGAGCAGGGGCAGCTTTTAGTGCAACACCTTCTTCCAGGGCTTCTGCATCTGCATCTTCAGAAACTTCTTCATCAGATTCAAACATGCCTTCCATTTCTGGTTCCATGTCCATGTCAGCATGTTCTGGTTCATCAGCTTCGTCAGCCATCCAGGCTTCAAATTCTGCCATTAGTTCTTCCATGTTGTCTTCTAGATCAACAACACGATCTTCTAATTCTTCAACTTTGTCTTCGCTTTCGCCTTCTTCTTCGTCAGCGTCTGATTCTAGTTCGCCTTCATCGTCGCCCATTTCAACGTCCATTTCCATGTCGTCTTCAGCTTCAGCAACGCCTTCTTCGTCAGCTTCGATATCGTCGATTAAATCATCAACTTCATCTTCTGCCATGTCTTCTTCAGACATTAAGTTTTCGTAAATTTCACGAGACTTCTCAACCACGATTTCGTGGAATAGGTCTTGTGCTTTTGAATCTTCGTCATTGATGACGTATTCAATTAGCTTCTCAAATTTGTTCATGTTTTGTTCTCCAATAAAGTATGGCTTTGTGTGTATTGTATTTACAATAACTTACAAAAATGTGTGTATATAACACCAAAAATGGCAAGAAACACAAGAAAAGTCAGAATTTACTACTAGATACAGTCAGTTCTGCTTACATTGGTGGCTGCATTGCTTCTGCAGGTACAGCATATTGTTTTTGAATTTTCTTTAATTTTTCTCGATATTCAATGTTTCTTAAGTCAAGCATACGGCGCAGTTTATTAATCTGCTTTAGTGTTAAACGAGTTTTACGTGTGGCATCGTCGTCAAGTTGAGTGTTATCATCTTGAACATCTTGGTAGCCAGATACTGCTTGATCAAACATTTCCATCAAATTCATAATACTATTTAACCTTTATGCTTCTGGAGGGGGTGCGCCTGCCCCACCTAATGGTCCTGTGCTAGGCATCGGAGGAACTTCGCCAGCGCCAACTTCAGCTCCTTCTTCACCTTCTGGTGGCATTTCCATAGCTGATAGGTTACCTATGTCTGATTCTAAACCACCTGGCATGATACCTACTGAACGCAGATCCGAACCTTCTGGGCTCAGGTCTCCTTGCGATCCTTGTTCTTCGTTCCACAATTCTTCATTGCGAACAATTTCCTCCTCAGTTAACCCTAAGAAACGTTCTAACAAGAAACGCTTACTCATATACGGTAGTTGCTCTAGTCCTTGGAATGTACCAACACGAGCAGAATCCATCTCTGCTTGGCGGAATGTAGCAAAATTTTGCGGAGAGTTAAACTTTAAATCAAATAATCCTGAATCAATATTAAAGCCTCTCCAGCGTAAAAACATCTTAAACTCGTCATCAAGTGTAGCAACAAGTGTATTTTGTAGTCGTTGGCAGTATTGATTAAAACGATATTCTTGAATTAGTGCCGTTCCCACACGCCCATCACTTAACGGAGTCGCTGAATCGTCTGGACCAGTTGGTAGATAACTGCTAGGCACACGTAATCCACGTGCCATTTTGTTATTAAAATACTTTAAATCATCAATCTGACCCAGGTTTTCACCTCCTGGCAGTGTTTCAACACTGGATCCACGACCTTCAGCAGTTTGTGGGAAGAAGTAATCCTCATTGATTGATAATGGATTGTATGTGGCATCCAGCGCACTGGCACCACCATTTTTGGTAGGAATACGACGCTGATGAATTTCATTTTTAATACGTTCAACAAAACTCATAGCCATGTGACTTGGCATGTTACCTACATCAATTTTAAATACACGGCGTTCAGGAGCTCTCTGAATACGATAAATCAGAATAGCATCTTCGAGTAATTCTTTCTGTTTGAATACTTTAAAAATGTTTTCCAGAATTGATTGCCCAAAAGGCCAAAAGAAATCTAACCCTTCTGTTAAACTTAAATGAACAACATGTTTAGCATCAACAGCACTTTCGTTCATTGCTGTTTCAAATCTTCCTTGAGCTCCTGCGCCGGTTGAATTAGGTATATTATAATTGTACTGTTGCCCATTGGCACTAGTTGGAATATTATGCTGAAAGTCATTTGTTGACTTTTGTGCTACGGTTAAGTTTTCAAAATTAGGGTTAATGTCCCGAATAACATATTGTTCTGGACGTTTGCCTTCACTTTCGTTTACGATGACTCGTGAAACTTTGGTTGGTTCAATCCAGAACAGTTCAAATGTTTCTGGATCACGAATAAAAACTTGATCGCCATACTTTAATGTATTGCGAAACAATTTAAAAATACGCTTGTCAAATTGATTTAGCTTGGACCATTGCTTTAGTTGTTGTCTGATAATGTTTACTTCGTTTTCGGTTGGCTTTTCGTTAAAGTTAATTTCAAACGCTGTGCCATTTTGTTCGTTTTCTTGAGTACAAAACTCTGCAATAATATCTAAGCACGCATTAATTTCTGAGTCCATGTCCATGGCTTCGTATTGATTATAACGCTCAACACGATTTGGGTGTCCTGTGTAAACTTCGGGCAGTACACTCTCATAATTTCTAAATGAAAAGTTTGGCGAATTATTTGAAGTTGTAGCGCCGTTGCCCAGTGGACTAAATCTACCAGATGTATCTGCTGCTCGGAAATGCTTTTTGTAACTCATGTCACTATTTAGCTGTATCTGGTGCGGAATATCTTTTCGTTAACGTCTGTGTTACGTTTTAATTCTGATACCATGTCATCCAGCTTGGCTAATTGTGCAGACATCATTTGCAATGCTGCTGATGAATCACGAGAATCAGTTATTTCAACTGGAATTTTACGTGTCGAATCAAGTGGTATTACAGCTTCAGTGCCATGCAAAGTAGTCTGATACCCTGATCGAGGACCACTAACCACTGCACCTCTGGCCTGACCGGCTTGTGGTGCTACTGGTGCAGTTAGACCTTGATTTTGTGCATCAGATACAGCAGATGCTGGCGGTTCTGTTACATTTGAGGTGGGTGCTGAAGGTGCTGCGGTGGTTGGCTGATTTGCACGATAAAAATCAACCAAACTGTCAATCACACGTTCACGGAAAGCACCTCGTTCAGCATCGTTCAGGAAAGGTCGATCCATTCTAGGGGTTTTGTACCCTTGTGCGCCACTGGTTTCTTCTCGGATTCTCTGATTGGTTTCTACCAGTGCGTTTTTAAGAGCATCTAATTTGTTAGCAAGATCAACAATTTGTTCTTCAGTTAGGTTTTTTCCTGTTGTTGGGTCAACACTGGATTCCAGAATTTGATTGGTTTTTGCAATCTCATCCACAATCATTCTGGCGCCAGTCAGACTTGGCGCTTCACCAACTGGTCCTTCAATGTTTCTGTAACGTAACTGATTGGTTGCTGCTTTGATGGCATTGGAAAATTCTTCAATAGTGGCTGTTACTACAGGCAATTTTAGAATTAATAAATCAACGTTGCTTGCTGCTTGTTCAAGATCTCCACGAGCTTTTTGTAAGTTTTTGGCATTATCGCTGGCATCTTTAACCTGTTGATCTTGTGCGTCACGTGCCCGTCTAGCAGCTTCAGCAAGATCTCCTTGTGCTGCCGTTGCAAACCCTGATGTTTCATAAAAGTTCACAAATGCATTGTTTGCATCACCAGTAGCTTTAACTAAACTCTGCTGATATGGGATTGTTTGCTGAATTGACTGTTGTAATGAACCTAACCCCTGTTCCAGGCCGATTTGTTTATTAATCACACCTTCAATTACACGGGTGCCTTGTCCCTGAGTGGTAATAAAGAATTTCTGTGCTTCAGTTGTACTAACAAATCCTGATGCTGCATCCTGAAATCCTTTTTGCAGTTCAGGGTAGTTACTGAGTGCCAGATTCATCATGCGTAGGTTTTCTGCCGCTTCGCGACCTTGTGTAGCTTCTACTTCACGTAATCTTGCGTTAAATCTGGCATTACGCAGTGCTGCATCATTCT